GTATGTAATGCTAGATTTGATGGCATTAACAATAAACTTAACAAACTTGATACTCGGTTATGGGGTATTTATGGTGTTATAATAGGAGTGGCAGTTCTTGAGAAGTTTTTTTAATGGTTATGGGCAGGTCACAAATGTCACGGCAAGTGTCAAAACCTCCCCAGAAAAGGAAGTGGAGTAATGCGAGGAAGAGGAAAATCAATTGCAGAAGACCTAAAGGATTTTCTGAAAAAGCACATTGTGCCGCTAAAAAAAGGAGAAATTTTAAGGGCAAAAGGTAAACCATTAAGTGATTGTCCACAGTGCATGAAAAGAAAATATTGGTGTACTTGTTGGAAAGTATTGAAAGGAAGATATTATGCCTAAAGACGCTTGTTATCATAAAGTTAAAGCTCGTTACAGAGTTTTTCCATCAGCTTACGCCTCAGGAGCTATTGCTAAATGCCGAAAGGTAGGAGCAGCCAACTATGGAAAAGGTGGCAAAAAAGCCAAGAAAAAAGCAGAGGGTGGCGTTATTACAATGGCTAACGGCGGTAACGTATCAAAAGGTAAAGTAAAACGACCATCAAAAAATCCAAACATAGCAAGGGGTTGTGGCGTTGTTATGAGCAATAGAAGAAAAGTTACAAAGTTTAGATAATGGCAGTTCGTAAAACAAAAGCTGGCCTTGCTCTTAAACGATGGTTTAAGGAAGATTGGAAAGATCAAAGAACTGGTAAAAAGTGTGGCAGACAAAAGGGTGAAAAACGTGGCACTCCCTATTGTAGACCTACTAAACGTATTTCATCAAAAACACCAAAAACTGCATCAGAAATGTCTGCATCAGAAAAAAGAAAGCGTATTGCACAGAAAAAAAGATTAGGTCAACCAGCAGGTAAGCCAAGAAGAGTTCAGGCAGCGAGGCGTAGAAAGAAAAAATGAGTTTAGAGCAAAAAATTTGTGATGAAATTAAAGCTTGGTCTAAATACGCCTTAGAAATTCCAAATGAAAATTATAATAATTTACCTTCATGTCCCTACGCAAAAGCCGCTTGGAAAAATAATAAAGTAGGTTTTGCATTAAAAACCACAAAAAATTATGATATAATTTATACTTTAATAAATAAATTCCATGATTCCAAAGAGTTAGTAATAGTTATTGATCTGTGTTATGAAGACAATCAAATATTTCATAACAATCTTACAAATCTAAATGAATTAATACATCAAAATAAATTCAGCCAAAGAGATATTTGGTTAATGGGATTCCACCCTGATGATGACGTAAATGAACTAATAGATGATGGTTCTTTTGAGGAAGTTGTCAGTGAGGAATATTCTTTGATATTCGTACAAAGATTAAGTAAGCTTCAAGAAAGTGCAAATAAATTGAAGAAACTTGGTTATTATGATAATTATTATAATAGGTACAATGTTGAAGACATTTATAAGCAACGTGAAAACTACTATAGGAGACTAAAATGGCAATGAGTCCAAGAAAAATGATGGCTATGTCAAAAGAACTAGCCAAAGCTGCTAAAATGATGGAGGGTGGTGAAGCAAAACCTAAAAAAATGAGAGGCGGTGGCATGGCTGCAAAGAAAATGCGTGGTGGTGGCATGGCTAAAAAAGGTTTTGCCAAAGGTGGTGCTGCGATGAAGAAAAAGGGTTTTGCTAAAGGCGGAGCTGCTATGAAGAAAAAAGGCTTTGCTAAAGGTGGCCGTGTATAAGTGCCCTATTTACAAAGTAACATCCCTCATTTTAAATGTTGGGTGAGAAGAGAGTATACGCACAACCACGAAAAATATCACGGAGAGTTTTTGCACGCTATGGCTATAGCAGTTACGACTGTGCCTGACAGGTGTTTAAGTTTTCAAGTTATATTTACAGGTTGTGAATCAGATTTTGATGAAAGTCAAAATGTCAACGGCGGTGCTATGTGGGCTAGAATGCCAATTACAGCCTTAGTTGCAGATACTCCTTTAAAAGAATGGCCAGAACCTATGCTCGTACATTTAGTTCAACCTTGGGACTGTAGTTCACATTATCACTCAATAATAAAAATGGATAGAGTTAGCTCAAGTCCTTGGAAATGTAAGATTGATGGTAAATTTTATACAGGAAAATATCTTTTCACTGTAGATTATACAGAGTCCGACATAGCTGACGATCCTGCACAACATAAACAAAGTCATGTTATTGAATTAACTGATGCAGGTAAATGGACTGGAAATATAGTAGCATTGCCTAATAATAGAGTTCGTGCGACAAGTCCTGCTTTGTGGGAGACTGGTGAGGGTGCACCTGATTTTAAACCAAGTCAGTGGATTCATAATGCAGAATGTGATAATAGTTATATGGACCCTAGCATTACGTTTGATAATTTGTATAAGGATTAAAATATGGCAACTTCAAGTTCTACTGATTTTGATTTAGATGTAGCAGAGTATATCGAGGAGGCTTTTGAAAGATGTGGTTTAGAAGCTAAAACTGGTTACGATTTGCAAACTGCTAGGCGTTCTATGAACATTATGTTAGCTGAGTGGGCAAATCGTGGCCTTAATCAATGGACTATTGAGCAAAGGACACAAGCTCTTACGATAAATGATTCAGAATATAGTTTAGCAACTGATGTAATTGATATACTATCTTTAGTTGTTAGACGTAGTGGGACTGACTTTTCAATGACTAGAATAAGCAGAGATGCTTTTCTTAACTTACCAAACAAAACTTCAACTGGCAGACCTACACAATATTTTTTAGACAGACAAATAACACCAAATTTAAAATTATTTCCTACACCAGAAAACAGCACAGATGTTATTGTGTATGACGCTTTAACACGCATACAAGACGCAGACTCGCAAGTTAATACTATGGAGGTGCCTTTTAGATTTATACCTTGTTTAACTGCTGGATTAGCTTATTATATATCTATGAAAAGAGCACCAGATAGAATACAATTTCTTAAAACTGTGTATGAAGAAGAGTTTGAAAGGGCAATGGCAGAGGATAGAGATAGATCTGCATTTAACGTATCTCCTAAATTAGATTATTATAAGGTGGGATAATGGCTTTTGCTTCTGGTAAATATGCTTACAGGATATCAGACAGGTCTGGATTTAGGTATAAATTAAAAGACACTCGCAAAGAATGGAATGGGTCTATTGTTGGCAAAGACGAATACGAAGAAAAGCATCCACAATTAGAGCCAGTAAGAAGTCGTGCAGATAATCAAGCAATCAGAGATGCTAGACCAGACACGGAAGATGATGGAAAAAAATTCATTGTTTACACAAATACTGGATTAGGTAATATAGGAAAATTACTTACGACATTTAGTGCAACGGCTTCAGTTGGAACAGTAACAGTGAGTACAACATGAGTTTTACATTAACAACATTAACAGATTCTATAAAAGAATGGACAGAAAATGATGAGTCTACATTTGTAGCTGAAATACCTTTTTTTATAAAAAATGCAGAAGAAAGAATATTTAAAGTTGTTGATTTAGATCTTTTTAGAAAAAATGTTACTGGAACAATGACAAGTGGCAATAAATTTTTAGAAAAACCATCTGATTATTTGGCAACTTTTTCTTTATCTTATGTTAACTCAAGTAGTCAAAATGTTTTTTTATTACAAAAGGATGTTAATTACATACAAGAATTTACACCAAATCCTACTACTACTGGTAGTCCTAGATTTTATTCATCATTTGATGTTGATACGTTTATAGTTGCACCAACTCCAGACTCTAGTTATTCCGTAGAATTACATTATTATTATAGACCTGCTTCGTTAACCACTGATAATTCAGGGAGTACATGGATAAGCACAAATGCACCTGATGCTTTATTATACGCTACACTTGTAGAAGCATATACTTTTATGAAAGGTGAATCAGACTTAATACAACTATACACTGCTAGATTTACAGAAGCCATAAGTAGACTTAAAATATATGGTGAGGGACAAGAAAACACAGATGCTTTTAGGGAGGGTTTGGTCAGAGTTCCAAAGCAATAGAGGGTAGCAAAATGAAAAAAATTAAAAGTGTGGCAATTGTTGCACTCGGCAACAGTGGTTTTGAATATATTAGAAGTAGAGTTCGTAGTGAGAAATTTGATGAAGTTTGGGCTATAAACTCAATGTCTTCTGTCATTTATCATGATAAATGTTTTATGCTAGATCCACCATCAAGATTTCTTGATACACCTAATGCTGGTAAGCAAACAGATATTATGGCTGAAAGATTGCAAATTAAATTAAACGTGCCAATTTTTTCTTGTACATTGGATAAAAGATGCCCTGATGTGATTGAATACCCATTACAAGATGTTTTAAAAAAAGTTGGTTATGCTTATCTTAATAACACAGTTGCTTATGCAATAGCATATGCAATATATATGGATGTCAAAGAATTACATTTATATGGAATAGATTTTACACACAAAAACATATCTTTTGCTGAAGCTGGAAGAGGTTGTTGTGAGTTTTGGTTAGCCATAGCAGCAACAAAAGGTATTAAATTAAATATTGCTCATAATTCATCTTTATTAGACACAAATGTGCCAGATGATCAAAAATTTTATGGATATCACAGATTAGAAGATCCTTTAGTTTCTACTGCAACAAATGGTAGTATGTTGATTACAAGAAAATCAAAATTAGATCCACCAGATCCGATAGACTCCACACCAAATATTGTTGGTAGAGAGGATATACCAGGAGTGACTTACGAGGAGAAAAAAAATGTTTAGTGTAAATGTGTCAGAAATTGGAAGTGTTAATGTAATGACATCTCATAAAGGTGGATTGACAAATGAACAAATAGCAGATTTAGCAGTAGATAAAATTGCAAGTATATCAGATAATGCACCTCCTCATGTAAAGCAACAAGCTAAATTATTTAGAGAACAACTGAAAGGAATAATCTATTATTATCTTATCTTGGCAAGAAAAGAGGAACGTGCTACAATTATTCAGGCTTTGAGATCAAGTGGTCAAAAGGAAACGGCTGAATATATAAGGAGACTTTAATATGGCTATAGCACAAGCAATGTGTACTGCATTCAAACAAGAGTTAATGTTAGGTACACACAATTTTGCAACTAATGGTAATGCTTTTAAATTAGCATTATATGCAGAAGGAAGTGGAGGTAAATCTTCTACTACTGCAACATTAGGAGCTACAACTACTGCGTTCACCACAACTGGCGAAGTAGGATCAACTGGCAGTTATGCTACTGGTGGTGGTACTTTAACTAAAGTTGCACCAACAACTTCTGGAACAACTGCATTTACAGACTTTGCCGATTTAAGTTTTACAACTGCATCAATTACTGCAATGGGTGCTTTAATATACAATGATACCAACAGTAATAAAGCAGTTTGTGTTTTAGATTTTACATCTAATAAAACTTCAACATCTGGCACTTTTACAATTCAGTTTCCAACTGCTGATGCAAGTAATGCGATTATAAGGATAGCTTAAATTGTCAAATACTACCTTACAAGGTTGGGGTAGAGGCACATGGGGTCAAGGTCCTTGGAATCAACATATTAATGTTGAAATTACTAACGATGGTAGTGATGGTAACCCACAGATAGTTGGTACAACTGCTGTAGGAACTCCAGATGGAATACCTGGCGTAAATGTTGCTGCTACAGGCGTTTCTGCAACTACTGCCATAAGCCAAACTGGTGCAGGCACAGTTACTTTTACTGTTACTGTTGTTTCTGGCAATCCATCAAATCATCCATATTACAATCAAGGTTCAACAAATAAGTATGCTATTGGTGGATCGACTGCTACTAGTGATGTTACTTTAACTATGTATGAAGGTAATACATATAGATTCGATCAAAGTGATAGCAGTAATAACGGACATCCAATTAATCTTTATACGGATAAAGACAAAAATACAAGATACACAAGTGGTGTAACTTATAATATAGATGGTTCTTCTGTATCTCAATCATCTTATGTTGACACTTCTACTTTTAATGCAGGATCAACTAGATATGTAGAAATAACTGTTCCAGACGGAGCACCTACATTGCATTATCAATGTTACAACCATGCTCTCATGGGTTATATTGGAAATACTCTTGGCATTCCTAATATCGCTACAACAACTGGAGCACCAGTTTCTGCTAACACACCAGTAAATATTTCAATGACAAGCACATTGAATAATAGTGGTGTTGCTGTTACGGCAAGTGTGGATGTAGTGGCAGCGGAAGGGACTACTGACTTTTCAGCACAAGCATTAATTAATGATGTTGTCACAGTGCCTCAAACTGTGGTATCGTTAACAGGAGTTAGTGCCACTGGTGGCACTGGAGAGGAGCTAGTATATAGTTTAATAGTTCCAAATCAAACAGCTAATTGGCAAGAGGTCGCATAATGGCAAGTACATTTGTAAACAATTTAAGACTTGAAGAGATGAATACTGGCGAACAGTCAGGACAATGGGGTACTAAAACCAACACAAATTTAGAACTTATAGGTGAGGCACTAGGTTTTGGCACAGAGGCCATAACGACTAATGCTGATACTCACGCAACAGCAGTGGCAGACGCAACAAGCGATGCTGGTAGAGCTATGTTCATTAAATACACTGGAACATTGGACTCTGCTTGTACTATAACAATTAGTCCAAATACTATGAAAAGAGTTCACATTATTGAAAACGCAACTAGTGGATCACAGAATATTATTATATCTCAAGGATCTGGTGCAAATGTAACGATAACACCTGGCACTACAAAAGTTGTGTATTTAGATGGTGCAGGATCTGGTGCAGCCGTAGTTGATGCCTTTGCACATTTAGCGGCAGTTGATTTAACTGTAGACGATGATTTAATTGTGTCTGATGATGTTACCTTGAAATCAGATGGTGCGGTGCTAGGTTTTGGTTCTGATACAGATACTACATTAACACATACAGATGGCACTGGACTCACGCTTAATGGCACAAACAAACTTACTTTTGGTGATACAGCTAGTTTTGTTCAGCAATCAAGTGATGGCACATTAAGAATAGATGGTGAAGCAATAATTGATTTAAATGCTAGTACAAGAGTTGATGTTTCTACTGACTTACAAGTTGGTGATGATTTAAGTTTGGCCTCTGATGGTGCAGTTTTGAACTTTGGTGCAGATAGTGACGTAAATCTAACTCATGTTGCAGATAGTGCGTTACTTCTAAATGATGCTATTAAAATGACCTTTAGAGATAGTGCTTTATCCGTAAGTTCTAGCACTGATGGACAGTTAGATGTAGACGCAGATACAGAAGTAGAAATAACAGCACCAACAATTGATTTAACTGCATCAACTAAGGTTACAGTAAGTAATGACGTTGAAGTTACTGGTAGATCTGTTGGTGTAACAGTGACGGCAGAAAATGATGGTAGCTTTGATTTAGCAGTAGGCAATGATTTTACTTGCACCACTAGTGGTAATACAGAAATTACATTTAGTAACGCTGCTGCTGGACAATCTGGTAATATAAAATTTGTAAATGCAAGTAATCATACAATCACAGCCAATGCTCTAGTGGCAATAAATGCAGACACTCTTTCTGCTTTATCAGCATCTGGTACATATCATTTAGCTTATTATGTTACAGCAGCTAGTGGTAACAACACTATTTTAGTATCGGCATCAGCAGCACTTACATAGGATTTTAAATGAGCATAGTTAAAGCAAATGGTGCAGGAGAAAGTGGTGGATTTTACAATGGTGTTGCCACTCAAGGACTGCGATTAAATGATGGTGCTAGTCAATATTTAAGCAGAACACCATCAAGTGCAGGCAACAGAAGAACTTTTACTTTTAGTG